TTAGCAGCACGAATGATTACTTGAATATCTGAGTCTTGGAATATCTTAAATGTATATGTAAACGTGGTAGTTGAACCATCACCACTATAACTGTTTCTAACTGTAGTTGAAGATATTGTCATAAAGTTCCTTTATTATATTTTAATGTTTGTGTCTATAGAGGTTTTAAAAAATAAGTTTGACCACGATTCTCTTCATGTCTTGCTTTCATTCTATCAAAGAAACCTGGATCTAAAAATTCTTTAATATTATAACCAATAAGATAGTCGTAAGCCCACCTTGTGTACCACATGTTTATTATTGGTGCATTACCCTCTATTAGCTGAAGTAATTTTTTTCCCATTTTTTCTGGTTCTTTTGGATTAAAAATTAAATCAAGTATTTTAGATGCATCACCTGCAGCTGGTCCAGCAATAGCTTCAAAGAAAGTACTTCCATATTCATTTTGAATTTGACCAAGTATAAATTCTCCATAAATACTAAGACTACCACTTTGTGCTAACGCTTCTAAAATAGTTGATGGTTTAGTAGGATCTCTTGGAGATCTTCCTCTTAACATATCTTTTATTGACATTGCTATATAACCAGTTATGGTTCCTGTAATTATTAAAGAAGTTAATCCTGCTACAGCAGCATATTTAGTATCATCTGGACCATATCCTTTTAGTTCTCTTTGAATAATATTTTTCCAAATAGTTACGCCAAATGATTTAAACTGTCCCATAAATCTTATACCTTCTCCTCCTGCTGTTCCTTTTTCTAAACCTTGATTCATAAAAGCTCTAACCGCAGCATCTGGTTCTGGCGATGCTTTTATTGATTGATCTACCAAAACATTTCTCCATGTAATTTCTAAATCTCTTTTAAAATTTCTTATTTCTCTTTCACTAATACTTTTTCCTACATATTTTTTTATAACTTCATCAGATAATTCATTTATACTTTCTGCTGTTAAATATCTTTTATTTTCTACATCTAATGTTTTTATTGATCTTAATAAATCCCATTTACCTTCATCAATACCATATAGTTTTAAAAGATTTCTTTCTCTAACATTTAAAGATCCAAACGCTGTATCAGCTAACATTCCATAATGACGAGATAATCCAATAGCCATTGAAGATTTTAAATTAGAAACCCATTTATTTAGTCCAATCCATTTAAAAAAAGAATTTTCCATTCTGCCAATTTTTCCAAATGAATCAGTTTGAGAATATGCATTTGTGTTAGAGTTCATAGCACTGTTGCTTACAATACCAACAATTTCCATTGCTTGCTTATCTTGTGTTTTAAATAAAGCATTTAGAGCTTCATAAATTCCTGTTAATAATCCTCTTCCTTGAAAATTTGTAGCACTCATATAAAAAGCTAAATCTGAAAGTGATGATATTGGAGTAAATCCAAGTTTTCCTATTCTTTGAAATCCTCTTATTGCCATTCCAACTTTTGCAAGAGTTTGGCTTCCTATTAAATTTACACTACCATCTAATTCAGCAAGTTGATTTCTAAAATATGAAACTTTTAAATCTCTTATATATTCTGGGTTTGTATCTTTATATTTTTTTCTTAACAAAGATAAAAGTTTTTCTAATCCATTTTCTGGATTAGTTCCTAAAAATTCAATTAAAGGAATGTGTCTTGCAGAATTTTCTATAACAGATAAAACACTTTCTTTTAAAGAAGGTTCTCCAAAATTAATATCATATTCATGTCTAGCAGTTGCATCTTTAAAATGTAAAACTCTTGATGCGTTTAAACGATTGGCAACATTTCTAGTTCCATAAATACTGATTGCTCCACCATGTTTAAGATGATCACCAGATAAAAGTGAATTATATATATCACGCAATATTTCGTTAATTTTTGTTGAATCTGTTATTCCAGGAAATGTTCTTTTTATATCAAGTCTTTGTCTAATATATTCTATCCAAGCATTTCTATTTTCTTCAACAAGTCTAGATCCTTTGCTTGCATTAGCCATTTTTTCTGTATTATGAACTGTTCTTGTTATCCAATCATCTAATTTTTGAATATTAGCCCCAAGATCATTTAATCTTAATCTTAATTCTTCTTGAGATTTTTTTAAAATATTAGCAATTAATTTGGCTTCTTTAATTCCAGTATTAATACCAAGCATTTCTTTTTTTATTTCTAAATCAATTTTTCCTGAACTAAAATCTTCCCAGCTATTTTTTGATACATTTTTAATTGCATTGTATAATTTAGTTTTTTCAACTTCTGATATTGCTTTTTGTCTTGAACCTATTGAATCTCTTGTTATATTTGAAAACTCTTGTATTCCAACCAACATAGCCTCAACTCCTTTTATTGGATCAATTTTTCCTCCTGACAATTCAATAGCATCTATTATTTTTTGGTATCTGTCTAATATACGAATGTTTTGTTCTGCTAAATTTTTTTTATTTAATGCTTGTTGATATTCAAAATTATCATATATTTCTTTTTCTAATATTTTTTTAGTTTGTTCTTCACCATTTCTAAATTTATCTTCATTAATTTTAATTTTAATTTCATCTAAAAATTCATTAATTTTTTCATCAGACAAAGAATTGCCTGATAATCTTTTCATTTCTTGAAAACATTTATCAAAAGTTTTTATACTTGGTTTTTTAGCCACTGATGCTCCTTATTACACAATTAATTCCAGCGTTGAGTGAGTCTTTTATAGTAGGTTTATTATTTAATGTATTATCAATTTCTTTAATTGTTTTTTCATCATCTAAAAATTTTTCTATTAAATATTCATCTTTAATATTTAATTGTTTTTGTTGTAATTTAGTTCTTTGAACTATATTTTCAGCTTCATTAATAAGTTCACTTGTTGCCTTTTCTCTTAAAACTATATCTGATTCAGGTGATAATGGATTTGCTTGAATAGTAGCAGTATCTATTTTTCCCTGTTCAATTGCTAAATCATTTTTTTGTTTTTTAACTTCAAAAATATCTCTTTCTGTTTTTTGTAGATTTCTTATATTTTGTAAATAAACTTTTGCTGAATTATAATCTTCTTTATCAACCGCTCCTTTATATAAAGTTTTAAATTCATTTATTTGATCTTCTATTCTATTTAATTGTTCATCTCCAATTCTAGTCTTATTAATTATAACTTCAGCAGTATCAATAGCTTCTCCTTTTAATACTTTGCCAACTGAATATCTTAATAGATCCTGTTGATTTTCAGGTGATATTGCAGCAAGTCTTTGGTAAATATTCGGTTTGCCAGTTTTTTCTGCAATAATATCTCCAATTTTACCAAATCCAACATGAAGAGTAGAACCCATAATACCACCAAATGCTACATTAAAAAATGCATCATATTTGTCATAGTCTGCTTGTTCTGATTGTGCCACTCCATAAACAATAGGTTCAATACCAGCATTACCAACAAATCCTTCAATAAATCCTCTTTTTAATCTAGCAACATTTTTTCCTGATCTTGCAACCATATTTGCAAATCTTGCTTGACCAACAATAGGAACAAAAGCTGCACCAACATTTATTGGATCTACAAAATTTGTAGCAAGACTAGCAAGAAAAAAAGTTCCATAAGCATTTTGTGGTCCACGACCCATAACACTTGCTCTTTCTTGTTCAATTTGTTTTCTTTTAACTAAATAATCAACAACACCTTCTCTTGTGTCTTGTTCAAAAAATAAACCAAGACCAGCATATTCTTTATTTAATTCATCTTTATTTAAATAAACATTACTTTCCATATATGCAGACTCTTGGTCTGCTAATCTAAATAAAGAAGATGTTGGATTAAAATCCCAAGAACTAGCTATATTTGCTTTTTGAGCTTCAAAATAAGTTGTTTTAACATTACCAAGTGCAGATCCAATTTCTTCTTTAGTAGTTTCAAATTGTTCAAGAGCAAGAGGAATCATTAAGGAGCTACTTCGTAAGATTCAGGTTGTAAAATTCTTATAGGCAATCCAGTGCCTGGTTCAATAGAATCTATACTTTTAATTTTAGGATTTTTATTAGGAATATCAGCAAATAAAAATTCAATTTTTTCTCCATTGGCATTTACGATTGGAATTGTTCCATTTGCTAGATCAACATATAAAATAATACCAGTCGAATCATTATTTAATAACCATTTAGAATGTTTTTTCATAGCATTAATCATTTTTTCTTTTACAAAAGCATCAAATGTTTCTTTTGTTGATAGTTTGATATTTTCAGGAAGTGCATTTTGAAACCCAGCTAAAGTTCCATAATGACCAAATCCATCTTTACCATGAAATCTTTCCGCATAATCTGATTTTTCAATAGAAAATAAAAGTGTATCTGCTTTATCTTTAACTGCTGATATATTAACAGGAATACCATTTATATCTTTAGGAATAAAATAAGTTCTTGGTGTTGTATCATAATCAGCTTTAAATTCTTTTGTAACACTATCAACTGCTTGACTTGGAGTAATTTTAAAATTACTACTAACAACTCTATTTAGAGCAGCACTGTAAAGTGTTTTTTGTAATGAAAGTAAATATTCTGTTTTTCCTTGACCACCACTTTTTTGATTTAAAATAACTTCTTGATATTCT